GTGACATTGGATAATGGGGTTTTTATTTCATTTCTTCAAGTACAATCCTGCGTTCTAATGCAGGTAGTTGGGGATTTATCTCATCACCAAATTTAAATATTTCCCTCGGATGGAAATTAGAAGTAACGATGAAAGTGGATGCTAACAGTGCAACCATTCCACCCTTAGTTTCAACAATACACTTATAACGATCAAACCATCTTAACAGATGGTTAATATCAATACCATTTGGGCCAAAATCATCTATGATGACTTCAGTTTGACACATATATCCGTTCCACCATTTTGTTCTTGGGTCTTTTATGTAGGCTTCTGGAAGAGTTGAGTGGGCCAATCTTGATTTTCCCACTCCTGGGGCTCCATAGATCCACCTGACATTGATGTCAGGCCTTTCACAGGGGACTCGCAAAGAAAGAGCATTTCGGAGCATGTTAGCTCCGGAGAAGATATACGCTCCGGGGAAGGAATCGGCGAAAGAAGCCACTCCCTTATCACCGGATCGGACGGCAGCCATGAAGAGTCTTCCTTGTTCATCTCTTGACTTACCTGCGGCTGCGCCTTCATTGATTGAACCTCCTTCGATAAAATTTCCACCTTTAGAGCAATACTCTCGATTTTGTCGAGCAGTACCTCTTGCCCTCTCGATATGGCACCGAGTGCCGAGCTTATCCCGAACAGCGTTGAAAGTACGCCGTCTTCGAAGCGAGGCGTACCCTTGAAGGTGATGAGTTCCTGAATCTCCGACCTCTCGGCCGATGATCCAATATTTGGCTTCTTCTTCGAAGTAAGCTGAGATGCGGGGCACATCTTCCTCTTCGACATAGTTATTGAGTGTAAAGCAGAAATGAAAGAGATTGTGAGACATGAGTTGTGGAATGAGATGTTCTCCTACTCCTTTTATTGATGTATGTGGGTGGGTAGGGCGTGGGGGGTAATACTAACCCCCACGCTCTGCCCACCTTATTTTAGTACAATGATTGAGCCATTGACGTAAGCGCTTACGCTTAGGTATAGCTTATATTACACGGCATCGCCAACGAAAGACAAATTATAATAACCGGTTAACAACAAATTCTTCGTAGTTCCAGACGAAGTATTTCCCGCCAGAACAATCCATACCATTTCCGATTGACTATTTGAATATTCTGACTGATCAATCTTCTGAAGATACATCCTTCGTTCAATCGTCATAACTTCACCTTCTGCCAGTAGAAAATTCTTACGAAATAATACTTTTCCAATATTTGTTTGAAAATCTGTCACCAAACTAGGATCCCAACCAACATTTACAGTTGCTGGTAAAGCTGAAGAATTCCAATTCTTCGTAGTCCGAACCAAATATACTATAACTGACAATGAATCTTTGTCAACATCTAACGCATCTGGGGCGTTTGACAAACGAATTCCATACATACCACCTCTAACAGTGATATCTGTAGCCGTAGCAAATGAAGGAATTAATCCTCCATCTGGATTTACAGCTCCTCCAGCTGTCAACCAGAAATTATTACCACCTAATCTCCTGGATGCTATTATAGAAGTAGTCATGGTAGCAGCACTAGCAGGTGTAGTAACTGTTCCAGTTGTTGCATTATTAGATCTATAATGCGTTGTCGCCATTGACGAATTCCATAGTTGTCTTCTAAATTGTTTACGAGTAGTGCGTTTTCTACTAAAACCAACACCAGCTCCACTACCTCTCTGAGATGTCCATTGAGACGTCTTCCTTCCATTTGACCTTCTAACAAACCTACGTTTCTTAAATTGAGTTCTACGAATAGGTCCTCCAGACCTCTTGCGTGTTTGGGTTGTGCGAGCCATAATGTTTGATCATTCCAATACGGGTATTTATAGAGCCTTCGGCTCTTGGTCAGCGCTTCGCGCTTGACACCGGCCGGCCGGCGGTGTCAGCTACAGCCTCGCATCCGCACGACAATGGGTCCGGGGCCAGGTCCGCTTCGCTACCCGGCCCGGCCCCACCGCGATGCGTGACGCGAAGCGCCGACCAGTTTTCATAAGATAATCTGTTTTGTGACATTGGATAATGGGGTTTTTATTTCATTTCTTCAAGTACAATCCTGCGTTCTAATGCAGGTAGTTGGGGATTTATCTCATCACCAAATTTAAATATTTCCCTCGGATGGAAATTAGA